GCTTCGTTCTGAATCTTCCACTATCATGCCTGACAGTGATCGATCCAGAAGTTATGTCACCGCGTAAAAAGGAGAGTAACAACCCTGACGGGTTATAACATCTTCTTACGCCTCGCTGGTGAGAGATCCTTCCATCGCCTATAAATACCCGCTTCGGATCAGGTTGCAATCTCTTATAGAGATAGCCCCCATTAGATCCGCGGCGAGCATTTGAGACGAGTGATGAAGGAACCCTAACACCACACTCAGGATTTTCTGCAGGCGGAACAGGCAGAAACTTTACTGTTTCCAGTAAGGCTTCAACTGTCCGCCACAGGTATATCCCCGAGCGCGATGACCACTCAACAAGGCTGTTGATGGCGACATAGCGAGAGCTCTGCGAATCGAGGTTCTTTAAGTAGAAACCTCGGATGTTATGACCTTTAAAGTAGTCATAACCACAGGACTCCCGGAACGGACCTTCGACAAAGGTCTTGTCTGCGTTGGTTTGGAAGCCAAGCAGTCTAAGGAGACTGATCAGTCGTTCAGAGCATTCGCTCAGAACGATGATGTCATCTCCGAAGACTGCAAAGTTTCCGCACGTGTTACCGCTCGAATAAACGAGCGGTATACCGTACGAACGGTACACAGACTCGACAAGAGCGCCAAATATGGCTGTCTGAAGAGGAAAGGTAAAACCATTCCCCATCGTACTGACCATATGAAGCGGGTAGCGAACTCCCTTATAGACTGTTGCTGGCGATCTCAATTCAAGCAGGGTCTCATAAACCCAACTTGGTAAGATCTCCGAACACAGCTTCAAAGAGATAGAATCAGAAGCGGAAGATAGATCAATCGTTGAGAAAGATCCATCCAAGCTTCCTATCCTCGCCATCTCACGGTTAAACTTGGGCTGGGTACTGACGTCGATACCAAAGTATCTTGTCAGCCTTCGCTCAAGAATCCGACCTAGGCCTAGCTGGAAAAACATATTCAAGCTAGGTTCGGTACAGATACTCCGTGAGATCTTGTCCGTTTTCGGGACGAAGCTGGTACGATTACTGTCGCATAGATGTATATCACCGAATTCGGCACAGCGGATTAACTCCGCATTGCTCCATTCGGGATATAGTTTAGTCCATGCGTTGTACATGTCGTACAATCGGCGATCGGTTGTCGATAAGCGAGAAGAGAATAACTTCGTATAGAAGTCATTCGCACGAGTAGCAATACTCGCCCCTGGCCCAAGTCTTCCTTGCTCTAAAAGCTCGGAGTACGAGGACCAGAGCATCTCGCCTTGCGGGTGAAAGAACCTATCTAGTGAAGCTTTTACTTCACCAATAAGCATTTCATCCGCCGAATGGTTAGGCTTGACTTCAAAGTTCTCGCATGCTTTATTGCATTCGATAAACTTAGTCAGGGCCGCCTCGTCTGGAGCGGTGGTGCATTCAGGTAGGAATTTCTTCCTAAATGAATTTGCCATACTCCAAGCGAAAGCGTCCCTAACCGTCATGCCAGGCCACATCTCCTTTTGTGGAGATATCCCGAGATCGCATAACAGTAACTCATAAAGAGCGTCGGCTTCACGACCGCTGCCCCCTACGATGCGTGTATCTATAACGTCTCGTTCAGAGAACGACATAGTAGCCCCCACGATTGTTTTTGACAATCGCGGACGGTACCATGTTGACCTTCCTCATGAATCGACAAGATTTGATAATCTCGTCGATAGCAAAAGGGTTCTCTACGGTCCATTCGCGCGTGACACAGAACCGAGCGCGTGCATAGCAGAAGAATACTTTGACCTTATCAAGATCAAAGTAGACCTTGCCATCCACACAATCGGTGTATGAACACACGTGAGTGAGGCTTTCGAAAACCTCGCCTTCCATTCTGATAACGATCTTCATTAGATCAGCATCAGACAGGAGAGCTTGCTGCGGAAGGTTGGTAGCTTCTATTGAGAAGACGGTACCCATTGTCGTTTCCTTTTTAAGAAAGTTAAAGAACTACGGCTTCTGATGCCCGATTGATAGCGTTGAGAAAACTCTCACCGCCAATCATCAGTATCAGTACCGTCGAGACGTAACCAATGATCTTCTTGACGAGCGTCTTGTTCATCACATGACGTTCGTAACGAGGGTGTCACCGAGGCCAGCGGAAAGCTGGTTCAGTGCACCAACGAGCAAGGAGATCATGGCCCGAATGTTCGCTGGGTCATTGACGTCTGCACCCGCCGGAAGGTCGATATAACAGTCGACCTTCGCGATAGCTGCAGGGTTGTCAGTGGCCGGAATAACGCCTTTTCGAACGAGAAGGCGATAGCGATTCATCGGAACACGCATGTAATTACCATTACTATCAGCAAACCCAAGGCTACGAATCGCCTTAGGCTTGAAGAAGGTGATGGTAAAGGGGTCGGAACCCGAATGAACGCGAACAGAAGCCTGTGTTCCGCCAAGAGCGGAAACAGCCCACTGTTTTGCGTTCGTATCAGGAGCCGAGTCAGCGACGTGAGTGTACGTAGGACTGGTAAGACCAGTCTGCGCACCGCCGGTGACGGGTGAGGACAAAGCAATAGTCATATGGGATATACCCTACTAGTTTATTTAAAGATACCCTTGCTAGCGGTAAGAGCGGCTAAATTTAGCCATTTAAGAGAACCACCAACAGGTAACTCGAACCTCAACGGAGGTACGAGGGAACCCGTATAAGCAGTTCTCGAAAATTTCTTATCGACTCGCAAGCACACGTGTCGCATGAAGCTTTCTGACGTTACAGCATATCCGGCCGGAGGTGTATATTGATCAAAAGTATGATCAACATGCATCTGCGTGACTTCTTGGACTCTCGTCCGATTAGACCACGCAAGGTCGGATTTCCGTATCGCCATAGCATTGATTACATCTCCAGTATTGGTGAAGTAATCTAGCACGAAAGAGTAAGGAAACAACTGATACGCCGTGGGTATGAAGTCAGTCCAGTCGAAACCGGATAACTTCATGAACCCCCGTGTATCAGTAATCTGCCCTACTTTCACCGTCCCTCGATAGACGTAGATACCGGTTTGAATCCGGCGTCTCTTGGCTCTAAGGCTAAGAGTTCCGCTCGTCAAGGCGAGATTTTGCGGATGTGTAATAAGATCAGATCGACCTTCGGCTTTAACATACTTTGTATGTCGCCGCTTGCCGATCCGCTCTATACCTTCCGTAATATCGTCGATACTTGACATTAGCGGGCTCCAACCATAGACCCACTCGAGGTAGGTGTCCGTCAGCATCTTACCATAGGAACGGTACTTTCGGCGGTTACGCCGTCTCATATGCTCGAATTGAGCACGGTTTGACACATACTTAAGGCTACGCTTCTTTGCAGTAGCTTTTAAGACGTCAAAGCCCTTCCTAAGAGATTTTAACGGATTTCGTAGCATGCGTATTGCCTCGAGCATCTCTCCGGTCTGTTGCCCCCCATTAAGGGTGCGCTGGGCCTTATAGATCTCCTTGGCAAATGCTTCAAGCGCTATAACATTAGCGGCAGAAGTCGAAATGCTGGAAACTGTTGCCTTAGTGGGAAAGCTAAATTGCAATCCCTCAGACGACCAGTCTCGATAATTTCCTTTGGCTGTGCCTGTCAACGTATAATCAATTCGCCTTTGGCAGAAGCCGGGGGCGAAACGAAGGTTAGAAACTTCACCACTAAGAGAAGTGGTGACCTCCAACCCAAGCATCATGCGAGTTTGCCAGTTGGGGATATTCTCCCCCTGCGTAACTGTATCAGCCCAGGCATGCGACAAATCATATGTCGTGTCTGAGCTGGTAAGTTTACCAGTAGTTCTGGTCTCACTGATTTGACGACGCGTTGCAGGTAGCCGATGAGAAATTATTCGAGTTCCAGACATACAACCTCTAACGTAATGTTATAGAAACGAGAGAAGGAACAGTGTTGTTCCGAACCTTCCACTACCTAAAGCGAGCTTTTAAACTCGCCAAGGACCACGAACCCGTGAGGGAACAGACTAGACTGCTGTCTGGTTTTACCCATACGTGGATTTGCAGAAGGACCCGAAAG